CATAAGTAGAGCCGCCCTTATTCTTCCAGTACTGTGGAGCCTGACCCTCGCCATCCCAATCGTGGGCACCGTAGTTTTCTCTATGCTGAGTATCAATAATCAATTTCATATTCAACCTCATTAATTCAATTTATACAAGTATTATAACACACTGAACAAGAAAGTCAAGGGTTTATTTGCAAAAACCAGTCAGGTATTTTACTCTTAGTCCAAGCCATTTTGAATCTAGCTTGCTTTGTCTTGTAGAATTTACGATAACTCTCTACAGGATCAGGAAGCATACATTCTGGATTACTGCCCATCGCAAGCTTAAACGGAGTACGATCTATATTCGGTATATTCTTAGGAATAGCTTGAAGAACATAGCGTAACTTAGTATCAGTCATATGAACTTTACCATAACGATGAGTGTATTCGTCACATAAAGCCACAAAGTGTGTATAGTGCCAGCGATAATTCGAACTCGACTCCATAGTCCAAACTGTACAAGGATGACCCATATGAACAGCTTTATATAAGCAATCTTCCCTACCATCAGATAATGCCCAATATTTGCTCATGGTCTTACCTGACTTTGATTTGCGCTTATCCATAACACCATCAAGCATTCGATGGGCAGTGGACAACATTTGAGCAGACTCGACAATCATCTTTACAACGTGCTTGTCGCATTGCTCTTGAGCCGCAATAATCGGGTCTTCATTAAGGACAAATATATTCATATCACTCACATACAATGGTCTTCAAATACCGCACTATACTTTCGGTGCGCTGTCTTATCGTTCTTATGAACCTTCCACTTAGCTTCCGACTTGCGACTCTGCTTCTTCTTCCCAGAGTTTTCCGATGATTTCCCAGTCGTAAGTAACTTCTTTAGTTTTTCGATCTCTATCATAAGCCATCTCAATTCCAGTGAATTCTTCGAGATATTTTACAGCATCTTTCACATTCTCAAACTTTTGGATATCTCGACTATTGTTAAGATTTGGTTTTGCTACCCACATTATTCAGCATCCTCAGTGATTACCATTTCATCAAAGTGATGCTTTGCGATAACATCAATCATATCATACAGGGCGTCAGAGTAACTGCTACCCGTCTCTTCATCATACAAAATTGCTTCTCCAAGAAAGTCTTGAAGACTGTTGTTAGCTAAGACTGCTTCTCGAACCCCCTCAAAGATATACAACTCATGGTCAGTTAGACCGTCAAAATTAACTTTTTCCATTTTCTACTCCCCAAAATTGTTTATCAATATTTTCTAACAAATCAACATAAGTAGGCCCTTCAAACTCAGCGACCTCTTGTGCATAAGCAAGTGCAGACTCATACGTTCTAAATGGTTCGAATATACCCGCAAGAACTTTGTGAGTCTTTACTTGACGAACAATATAATTACTTGAGTTAACATTATAAAGCATAACTACTCCTAAACTTTAATAAATTTTCTGCGGGTTTTTGAGAACTGCTTCATCGGCTTACTGAAGTGAATAAGATCAGTAGTACCTTGTTTGATGTAAGCAATAAGCCAACCCTTATCGTCTAACACATATGTGTGATTAGGATATTCCCAGTCAGTAACTTCTTTCCACATAGTTATCATTATACACCCGACTTAACAAAAGCGTGTTTTGCATTAGGGATCGCTGTGAATCCGACTTCATCGAAACCGTAAAGAACAAACCCATGAACCGGATCTGTATCTTTAGCATATTCGACTAGATCATATCCAGATGGGATAAACCCCTTGTAAGTGCTGATATCATCAATATGTTTGACATCAAAAGAAACATCATAATTTAGTGTAGACATAAAATTCTCTCTCATCAATTCAATTTATACATACATTATAACACATTGAAGATTAAAGTCAAGGTTTAAATTCCACGTTGCTCTTTAAACTTCTTTCTCAGTTCCACAAACTTATGTAGATGATCTATTGCTTTTTCAATATAGACTTGTGGTTCATTATCATCAACTGCGATTACTGTCACAATCTGTTTGATAGGAACACCAGTTCGTTCAAGAAACATTGCGGCATAAGCCGCTTCTTGAATGAAGTAAGATTCAACATACTTTCTTGGTTTTGGACGTTTAGAAGTCTTGTAGTCAATAATAGACAGAACTCCATCCCATTCAGCAATACAGTCAACACGACCCGCTACAGAGAGTCTCTCGCTGTATAGTGGTGCTTCCTGTATCCAGACATTGTTTAGATGCTTGTCTAGTAATGGTTTGATGGTGTTGAATGTGAACAGATTAGCGGGCATTGCGCCTTTCTTCCAATCTTTCTCATTGTTCACATAATCTTCTGCGAGTTGGTGAACAGCAGTACCACGAAGAGACGCTTGATTCATAACTCGATTTGCTTCTTCTTCACCCACTCGCTTGCGCCAAGCATCCAGACCAGATTTATTCTGAACACTTAGCACAGTCGTGATAGAGGGTAAAATTTCACCACTGGGCGTTGTATAAAAACGCCCGTTATCTGTGGTGTCGGCTTCCAACTCTTGAAGAGTGTAGCCATGATCTACATGGTTAAACATATTATGCTTTCTCAATCAGTGTCAATGGAACATTCCATCGCTCATTATTAATCAATACAATCGCTTTGGTGCGTTTCACTTCAAGTATCGTACCAACACCATTCGCTTTGCGACCCTTGACGACAACATCATCACCCTTTCGTACTGATGCTTTGATGTCTCGACTAGCGGCATTTCTCAAAGACTTCTGCTTCATCTTGATCAGATCGATCACTTCGTTCATCTCTTCCATTGAAGAAATGTCGTTGATTGCTTTCAAAATAGATGCTTTCATAATATAGTCTCTCAGTTAATTTAATTTATACACACATTATAACAGGTCTGAAAGTAATTGCAAGGGTTTATTTTACCTTAATGTCATATCTAGCAACTACTGCTTTGGCGGCTTTCCACATATCAAAAGAAACTGGCTCGCTATAGTTGACCATCTCTTTATCGTACTGAGCTTGAAGATAAAGTTCTTCTTCACGCTTCATGTCACGAGCTTCTAGGTTATTCATCATAATATCTTGGTCGTTCATATTTTTCTCTCTCATCTCAATTTATGTGGCTATTATATCACAATCAGAACTAAAGTCAACTGTCCTGATTGTGAATAGTTCACATTAAGATTTCTTTCGAGGTTTAAACCCTAGCATCGACATCGCTTCAGCCGGACTAAACTCTTCTGCTAGTTTCAAGTAAAGTTCAACATGAGAGTTTTTAACTAGGAAGTTAACCCACGATTTCCAAGGCTTAGAACCATATTTGAATCGTGCGATAAATGCGGGCTTCATCTTACCAACCCATGATGGATGACAATTTGGATTGAACTCATCCATTGTTTGTGAACCCTCGTAAGGACCGTTGTACATAAGGAACGAACCGTCCCATGTGAAACTTTCTTTGTCAAATCGTGTATACATAATCATCTCTCTTTATCTATTCAATACAAGTATTATATCAAACTAGAGGATAATTACAAGGGTTTTTTTAGAATAATTTGTTATATGCTTATAACTTTTTGGAATAAGAGGACTTTACGGCCCAATGATGACGTTTGGTGCGCCAGATATGATTGCGCCCTGATCGGCACCATCTCCAACTCGATTTGCGGGTATTCCGCCAAAGAATACTTTTGGTGATCCTGCGAGGGTGAATGCGGGGTGAGGAATACACTTATCGCCTGCTAAAATTGTATGAGGAGCGATAGGACTGCCTGTAACAGCACCAAGAGAAGATGCCACAATTACTTTAGCCTGTAATGAGGATGCGATAGTAGATGTTGCACTACAGGCGTGGCCTGTAATGATTGCATCTCCTACTCTTGCTGATGGTGCTGGCATAAATTAAGTTCCGTCTGGTAAATCTGGAAATCCCTCAGTACCCGGTGCGCCCATCGTGCCTGGTGGATTTAGTGCTTGTACTTTACTTATATAATCAGAACTCTTACTATATACATTTTGTCTAAGATTGAATGTACCGCTAAATGTATTGTTATTTACGCTGTTAGTAAATACAACATATACTGCTATTGTTGCTTCAATATGCTCAATAATTGGATCACCTAAATCTAATTCATATAAAGATAAAACTTCGGGATCTGTTGCGGCCTGTGCTTCTTCTACACTATTGAAATTAGCTTTCGTAAAGTCTTCCATAACACATCTATACGTTGCAGAAAATGGTACTGTCGGCCATTTAGTGTTCGTAATAGTTAATACCCCATGATTCGAATTGATTTGCGTAAAAAAGACATATCCTGTCGGTGTTGTAGGAAATGAGACCGATGCTGAAATACTCGTTACTTCCCAATCTGTTGTATTTCTATCATCGTAACCTTCTGGATATATTTCAATTTCCATGTAAGACATTTGTGGATCAGTAGTGCTTGTAAATCCAGACGTTCCTTGATAGATGTATTGAGGAGGCAGTCTTTGAATAATGCTTATCAGAGTCATTGGAGAACCGCCAACTAATCCTCTTGGAGTATATCTAGCACCATGATTAGAAAATACATCACCACCGGCTGTGTAGTAATCATCTGCTTCTATCAATCCATACACTTCTGCTTCATCGATTAAAGGCGTTGATGGGTCATCATCAAAACCCCCACGCTTATCTTCTCCTGCTCTAATTGGATTTGGAGTTTGAGTAAGTGCAGAGAAGCCATGTCTCCCAACTTTTACAAGATGAATTTCTATGATCGTAGGCTTATCAGCCACATCAGCAGAAAAGTCATCAATAGTCGTGTTTGCTATAGCAGTATTATCGTTGTTTGTATAGTATGCATTAAGCCCTGGCGAACCTGATGTGAGTTGAGTATCAGTTGTAGTTAACTGGACGACATTATCAACCAAAAGTTCAATCGTAGTACCCGTAACACGAAGTTTTACTGTATGCGTTTCACCCTGATTCCATGTGCTATTACCTGCACCGAGTGTGTAGTCTTCGACTAACACGACTACCCCACCAAGACTATCTATGCGGTTAATCGATCCATAAACACCAATGGGGCCGACAAGACCGATGGTTACATGATATCCACTTCCTGTACTTAAATCGACTCTAACAGAAGGCCCATAAAATAAATCAGTTTCCACCGCAGTCACATCTAAAACCGCTTCTTGATCAGACTGCACCATATTGCTTAAACAAGATATGGTCGGCAAATAATTAGTACCAGTGGATGGTATAATCACTTCATTCGAGACGATACGAAACCCAGTGCGAGGACTACTCCACTGATCACTATCGGCTAAAGCCTGATCACTTCTGTTAAAATTATCACTAAAGGACATTCGCTATAAACCCTGTTTATCTCTTTCTATTATATATGACTTGACGAGATTGCTTCTCACGATATCATTAGCTAGAAACTCAACAAAGTCGAACTCTCGCATATTGCGAATCACTTCCATGAATATCTTCAGTCCAGAAAGTTCTTTCTTGCGTTCGCTTGTGAGATCGTCTTGCTTTACATCGCCTGCAAAGATGATTCGACAGTCTTCACCAACACGAGTCATTACGGTGTGTAGTTCTTGATCGCTCATGTTCTGAACTTCGTCAACTACGATAATGCAGTCATCGAATGTAGAACCACGAAGAAAAGAAGTAGATATGAACTCTACATTGTTCCGTTGCTTGAGAATCTCGTATGCATCGCCTCTACCAAATAGCTTACTACATATGTCGTAGTAAGGGGCTTCATAGACTTTCATCTTGTCTTTCTGAGAGCCAGGTAGAAATCCGATATCTCTAGTTGGAACTATTGATCGAACAATGAAGACTTTCTTGTGTGGAGTGTTCGTCTTCAGCGTTTCTTTAAGTGCAAAGTATAGTGCTAGAAATGTTTTACCAGTTCCGGCTATACCATGTAACATTAAGTTTTGACCTTCATCCCACGACTCAAAGGCTAAAGCCTGATTATCAGTCATTGGAGCAATGTCGCTCTTAACTGTAAATCCTGATGAAAGTTGATTATCTGTGTCTAATATCCCCTGTTGTCTTAGTACTCGTCTTTGCCTTTTAGTTAGTCTTTCTTGTTGTTGTGCAGGCATTAAAAAATCCTTATCTGTCTCTGATTGTAGACCCCGCATTCTTCTTCTTAATATCTTTCAATAAGTCGTTAAAGCCGGAATCGTGTTTTTTGATACCCAAGCGGGCAGAATCACCAATTGCTGGCGCATGAATGATTTTCTTCATATGAGGATTATCTATATCGAACTGTTCCATTGTTGAAATGGACATCATGTGATCACTTATTTCACCAGTTTCTTCATTCTTGTATTGATATATAGGCATTCTAAATTCTCCGAGTTATAAAAAAAGAGAGCAATACTAGATTGCTCTCAAACGTCACATCTACCATAATGATATTTATATCAAATGAAGCCCCTTATGAGAGCATTTCATAGATTTCTTTCCAATTTTGAACTGCCGGTATATCATCGTTAGTGTAGTCACCTTGATGGTCATGCTGTATCAGTACAGCACTCAAACCAAGACGATCACCTAACTCAGCGTTCTTAATCTTATCTTCAACCCAAACACAACCACTATCAAGATAAGGAAGAAGTGCTTCGTCTTTATCAGCACCAGTGTCAAGACATTGAACTTTCTCAAACGCTGTTTCACCAAACAGATTGCTCAAGTTTTGTTCTCTCAACTTGTTGGCATGACGATTAAGAGTCATACTGGTGATGCAATGGAAAACGTAACCCAACTCCTCATGAATCTTCTTAACATACTTTACAGAATCTCGAAGGGGTGGTAGACAACACATATTTGCGCTTTCGTTAAAATGGCGAATCAGTTTCTTCATCTCTGGCTTAGGCATATCAAATGTCTTAGCCATAGAGTATTCAACATCGTTCTTGATCTCATAACCCTTCTCTATCATCCAGAGTTTAAAGCTATGTTCCCAATCAAGAAGAACACCATCACAATCAACCAATATAATCTTATTATTCACTTCACTTCCTTATCATCAAAATACTCTGTATTATAGCATAACTATCACACATAAGTCAAGCATTACTTGAAGTATTTCTCAAGCATTTCATACTTATCATGGTACTCAGCCATCTTTTCTAACTCATTCTCGATGGTTTCCATAATGTCTGGATGTTCAGCTAGTCCTACGTTATTGTCTAATAATACATCAATGTTCATTTTATGCTTACCTGCTTGTGCTTGCATATAAGACATTGACGCTAGAATTAGATCGGCTCTACGATTCTTCATATTAAATTCCTACTTTAGATTACGAAATCATCACCTGGTTTCCAAGCACAGCCTGTTAAACCACCTGCTTGTAATGCTTTGAGTGTACGCAATACTTCTTGAGCATTACGACCAGTATCAAGCGCATTCACTGAAACGTGTTGAATAGTTCCTTTGGGATTGATAATAAATGTTGCTCGTTGAGCCACACATTCTTGATAGTCAACTACACCACAATCTCTTGCAAGCCTTAGACCACAATCTGCGAGTAGGGTGTGTTGGATTTTTCCGATTAGATCGTTGTCTTTCTTCCAAGCAAGTTTACAGAACTCGTTGTCTCCGCTAATACCTAAAACATTAGCATACTCAACTAGATCATCCATTCCTGCAATTTCAGTCGGACAAATAAAGGTAAAGTCTTTAGGGTAAAAGTAGACTACAGACCATTTTCCATTGTTAAGATCATCACTGTTGACCTTTACAAATTCATTGTTCACATCTACGCCATTCAAGTTAAACTCTGGGAACTGACTCCCAACTGCTGTTATCATACTATAACTCCATAATTAAAATTTACTTAGAAAGAATCTCGGTTCTTTCTCTTTTGCTTTCTCGCTTCTTGGATTTTTGCTTTACGCTTGTCGTACCGCTTTGAGTCCTTTTTACTATCAAAGTCCTCATCCATCCACTCACGAAACTTCTTGCTTTTGTTTTTACTCATGACTTTTACACTCTTACACTTTACACTTTATGATTCGTTTTTCTTAGGTCGACCACGACCACGTTTTACTGGAATTGGATTAACGATGCCACCTGGAAATGCTTTGTTAATCACTTCAGGAGAAAGATCTGGATACGGCTCTTTAGCAATAGTTCTTATCACTAGTTGAGCATCGTCTGCGTCAACAGACTCTAGCAACTGAATAAACAATGCTTCCTTTCTCACTCTGGTCAAGTCTTTACCATCTTTCATCTGCTCGACAAAGTACGGCATCTTTCGCATCTCACGATATAGTAGTCCATGAGACTCGTGTATATCTGAAGGAGTATATGGTGGTGGAGTATCAGGCAAGTCGAATGTCCATCTCTCATCACACATCAAGGCGAGAATATCTTTCAACGCTCTTGATTCATTTCTTTTCAGTATTGAGACTTTCTCTTCAACTGTTTCAGCTTTTCGGGCAGTGTTAACAATCTCTGCCAGAGATAATGTAGTCATTTTAAAACTCCGTTATACATTCCATTAAATTTCTAAGTTTATTTTTGATAAAGTAGTTCAGTAACTGACTTCTATCTTTACCATTCTCTTCATACCAAGCTTTGAGAATCTGATCTTTCATGCCTTGAGGCACTTCAGAGAGATCGATCAATGCTTTGTTACGCATATAGTTACGCTTTACTTCATCCTGCATATTATTTATATCACTCCACTCAGCAATGCGCTTTTGGGTAATAGGACGCTGACGTATGCCCATCACAAAAGAATTGTCAGCAGATAGAACATTTGGTATTCCATCACCCGCATCACCTTTAAGTAGATGCTCTGCAAGATATTTCTCTGGGTTTGCATTAGAGATCCATCGCTTTCTTACAGGATCATACTGCTTCACGTTGGCATACTTGTGTAACTGTATATAATCCTTATCTCCAGATAGAATCAGAATGGGTTCTCCCACATTCAATTCAGTCCCCTCTTCATGAGTAACAACACCAATGATATCATCAGCTTCGCAGGTTTCTATCTGAATGACTTTATATGGAAAGAACGTCTTCAGTTCATCACGAATAGTATTCAGTGCCTGAAAGATAGCATTCCAATCCATCTCAGACTTATCTCTAGTCTTCTTACGATTAGCCTTATAGTATGGATACATCTGTCTGCGCCAATAATTAGTATCGTCACAGCAGATAACAAGTTCACCAAACTCAGCACTAAACTTTTTACGGTTTGCTCTCAATGTGTTTAAGATCATATGCCTAAGCATACTTACGTCAATCTCTGCGTTCTGATGATTACCAATCTGCATCATCATATTCGCAATCATGACCTGGTTCATATCAACCAATATCATCATCTATCTCCTAACTTAATTTATATTATTACAATAATAGCATAAGTTAATAGTGTTTGTCAAGTAAAATTTCATTGTTTTTCCCAAGTCTGTTCAGAAGTCAACTTAAAACTACCGATGTGTATCTGACTTTTCCAAGTTTCTGGCTCAATCATACTAATAAACAGACCACCTTCGCTATCATATAAGTGATAGACTTCTCCAACAACTGGTACAATGTTACATCTTGCGTTGTACATTAATGCCGTATCTAATGTTAGTTCTACCAGTTTGAAGTACTCGTCTTTGAGTGCATCAAACTTTGTCTCTAGTTGATGGGTTGCGCTAATCCCTCTCTCCTTACTCTTGGTAAGGACATCTGGAACAGTGAAAGCGGGCGCACCAACATTCGTTGGATAAGACATAAGTGCTGGCGCATCAACTACATTGTCTGGCTTACTCTTCGATCCCATCAAAATATTCTTCCATATCTGCGATAAAGTCGTCTAGTATTTTCTGTATAGGCTGTTCGATCTTTTCCTCAGCATCTTCAAATAAAGTATCAGATATCTGTTGGAAAGGATACTCCTCTCCGATAGCACGATAAACAAGAGACTTAGATGCCTCTACAATAGTCATTATATCAAGCATTGATTTAGGATTATTCTCTACATCAATACCCATTCCCCTCAAAGCCCACACAGTCTCTCTAGCATTAACTAGAGCGAATATCTCTGCGACTTCCTTGTCACTTTCTAGCACGAGTTCCTCTATCTCTTCGTCTCGTTTCTTTCGCTTTTCAAAGGCTTTAGTGAAGTCTACTACATTATCCTTCATTTGTTTACCTTCAGAATCACGGTATCAGCGTTGATTCTAGCATCAGTAGGCTTCTGGGCAGTCTTGAGTGCTTTAAGTGCCTTCAATGCTCTCAGTTTAGTCACTTTATTGATAGAGTCAATAGTCTCTTCAGGTTTACGCAACTTCTTCTTGAACGACAACTCTTCGTCATAGTTCTTGATTGACGTACCTTTCACGATAAACCCATCGTTGTTGTTTGTCACTAGATACTTGATAACTCGTGTCTTAGTGTTAAACAGATAGACTTCAGTAGCACCAACAATGTATGCGGGGCTTGTACTGGTTATCTTATACTCAGCAGACTCTTTTTGATAGATCACTTTCTCGACTTGCTTCGTTGCAGGTGTTGCTTTCTTAGCACGAGGTTTGCGTGTTGCTTTCTTACTCAACACATACTTCTCGCCATCAGTGACGAATCCAGAGACTAGAGTCAATAGCTTCTTTTGCTCGGAAAGCGTCATATGATCGTATCCTTCGACTAGATCGTCTGGCTTATCAGTAATTAATTCAGTCAACTCTGATTGAAGTTCTACATAGAACTTAACGATATCTCTAGCACTTTGCGTAGCCGCATCAATTCCTTTTAGA